TTAGTAGAACCACCACCAACTCCTAGTGAAGTTGTAATCTGAGCAGCAGCCGGTATACCTATAGTTACTGCATTACCTGTAGCAGATGTTTCTATTTCATTAGCTGTACCGCCAATAGTTAAAGTTTCACTATCTAAGTCAATCGCAATAGTTCCGCTATCAGTTGTTAAATCTAAGTCTTGTGCAGTTACTTGACTATCTACATAAGCTTTAACAGATTGTTGAGTTGGTATAAGCGTTGCAGAATCAGAAGACATATCATCTTCATCAACAAAAGCTGTAACAGTTATCGTACCATCTGATAAAGAACCGTAAGTAATTGTACCTGTAGTTGTAATAGCAGATGAGCCATTATCTATAGCTCCAAAGCCACTTGTAATGCTACCTGAGTTTAGTGCTCCTACAGTTGTAACATTAGAAAGGGTATCAAGGGCAGACTCAAAATAAGTTTCAAAGTCTGTCAAGGCAACTTGTACCATAGTACCGTTGTCGTTTACTACTACTCTATCAGCATCTGCTAAAGTTGTTGAAGTTGCTGCAGTGTTTCCGTCTACAATATTTAATTCTGTAACTGTTGAGGTAATTCCATCAAGTGCATTTATTTCTGCTGCAGTTGCGGTAACCCCATCAAGAATGTTTAGTTCGGCTGCAGTACTTGTAACTGTTGTACCGTTTATAGAAAGTGCATCAGTTTCTAAAGTACCATCAATATCTGCATTACCAGATATATCTAAAGTAGCTGCATCTAACTCACCAGTAATAGTAATATTACGACCACCAGTTATATCTTTGTTAGAGTCAACAACTACAGCTTTTGAAGCTGATACAGTTCCAGCAGTAACACCATCTATAGTTTCTAATTCTGCTTCATTAATATCTGCAGAACCAATAACAAAACTTGTACCTGTAATTGTAGTACCTGTAATAGCTGCTGCACTTGAACCACCAATAACAGCACCATCAACTGTACCACCATTTATGTCTGCAGTGTCAGCAACAAGACTATCTATGTTTGCTGTGCCATCTATAAATAAGTTTCTCCATTCTTGTGAAGAACTACCTAAGTCATAAGTATCGTCATCATCAGGAATAATACTTGAGTCTATATCAGCTCCAAAGACTACATTATCAGTAGCAGCATCACCCATAGTAATAGTACCACCGTTAAAAGTAGTCGTACCAGTTACTGTTAAGTTACCACCTACAGCAACATTACCTGTTGTAGTAATTGAATCTATGTAAGCGTCTTTGAAGTATAAAGAACTTGTACCTAAGTCAACATCACTATCTGTAACAGGTACTAAAGCACCATCAGCTATGTATAATTGTTGTACTGGATTAGCAGATACTTCCACATAAAATTCAATGTGGTTATTAGTAGTATCAATTAAAACTTTGTTGTTAGGTGAAGTTTCTCCGGCATCACCTATTAAGCCTATAACTGGTCCACTTGCAGCAGTACCATCGTGTGTGTGACCTGTAGTGTTGCTAAATGCACTTACTAATTGATTGTACTCATCATTAAACAGGGCTGCTGTTATAGTATCCCCATCTGCAAATGTACTTTGTCGTGTATATCCTGCCATTTATTATCTCCTTCCTGAAGGTATAAAGTCTACGTATAAACCGTTTATAGTGTAAGGTGCTTTACTATCCTCGCTGATAAAAGTAAAATTATTACTGTGTCCACTACCTTGTAATGGTATTCTAACTAACGGGTTCTCTTGCCCCGCAAATAAGTTTGTAGCGAATACCGCATCACCAAATAAAGATGGTGGATTAATTGTTCCTAAATCAAATAAGTCTATTGGTTGTGCAGTATCAGTACTACCGTAATCAAATCTAACTTGCACATCTGGACTTACTACTCCTTCGGCACTTGCAGAAACTTTAAGGTAGTGTAAAGTTTTTAAAGTTCCTAAGTCTCCGTAATCGTAATCGGGAGTTCTATATCGAGCAAGTATATCAGTTCCATCAAAGCTATTCCCTGAATCATGCACATAAACAAAACCGTTAGTATCACCATGATAATATTGTTCAATTCCATTACTATCAAATCCCGAACCTATCTCACTTACTTCTAGTCCTCTTGTTTCTGACCATTGAAATCCATTTGGTCTTAATGTTCCTATAATTCCTCTTTGTGCTGACTCTGCTGTACCACCACTTGTATCACTGTAAAATAATCTATACTGTGATTTTTCTCTTAATACAACACTAGAAATTGTATAAGTGTTAACTGTTTCTGATAGGTTAGTAACAATAGGTTGTATTGCTTGACTAACAGTACCTAACTCCACATCTCCAATTCTTGCTGTACCTGCTACCGTTCTTAAACCATCTGGTGCTAAAAATATTAAGTCACCACCAATCTCTTGAATACTATAACCACTTAAACAACCTACGTTTTCTGTTATAGGGTCAATACGAATATTAGAGCTATCATTAATGTTTACAAGTTTGTGAATACTGTTTTCTGCAAATACTATTAAGTCTTCCCTAAATCCTTTAATACCTTGTACTTGGTCTGATATAGTTACTGAACCTGCACCAGTACCTGTAAAGTTATTAGGGTCATTGTAAACACTGTAATAAACTGTATTTAAATTATTCTCTACTCCAGCAGCAATTAAATGATGGTCATGTATTGCTATATATTTAACACCGTTAGTGCTGTCAACTGTTATTTCTTCAGTAAAAAATGTTCTTGTTGTTAGTGCTCCTGTGCCTTCCATTCTAAAAGACCAAGGTTTGTTAGCACCATCAGCAATAATAACTTCACCGTAATCAAATGTTGCACCTTCAAAAAGTACAAACTGACATTGACCTTGACCAGTTCTAGCTGAAACACTTTTACCTGTAAAGGTTGAATAGTTATCACCACCACCTGCAGATAATTTATTTATTTCTATCCAACTTGTTCCAGTATTACTAAAATAAATATTAGTACCAGCAGTTACAATAACTCCATCAGCGTATGGAAATACTCCTAAGATATTAGTTGTACCACCAGTAGGCTGTACTGCACTTGCACCACCAAACTTAGTAAAACCATTTATACGTCTGTAACCACCCTCTATAGAAACTTCAAAGTTACGAAGTTCTCTTGCAACTCCGGGAGTTCTTAACAAGTCTATAGAGTTGGCAGATTTTACTAACCCACCATCACATGCAACTGTATATGGTTGACTTCTAGCCATTTATTTTATTCAGTTTCTTCTTGAAAAGAATTGGTATCAGGATTCCAAATTTTACCAACATTAGCTCGTGAAGCTACCCAAGCATCTATTTCAGATTGTGCTGCTGATTGTGCAGCAGTCACTAATTGCTCATCTGAATTAGAACCTGTAGTAACTTTTTTATCAATAATAAAAATATTACCGCTTGCATCAGTTATTTTCAAACCTATCAAAGTTTTAGTAGCATCTTCTCCATCTGTTTCAAATTTATCTATTGTATAAGTTAAAGACATATTATTTTCCTCGTAATTATTGTATTAAAGATTCCAACCTGTGTTACCGCCACCATAAGCAGATAAATAAAAAGTTCTTGATATGCCTGTTCTATTTTTAAAAGTAAGGCTGTGTCCAGATTTAATAACACAAATTTTTCCATCTGTATCTGCTGCTGCGAAACCATAAGTATTGTTTTGCGAACTAACCACAACGGAGCCATTATAACCAACATGAAATAAAGCGTTATCACCTGACCCTGCTTCATAAACAGCTAAAAGAGCTGCACCTCCCGTTCCTGATGAGTTAATTGAATAGGTTGCGTCATCTGCTAAAGTGATAGAAGAAGTGCCTGTCAAAACACTAATATTTGCTCCACCTGTTGTAATGTTTCCATCATTTTCAATATTTAGTACCTCAGTACCATTAATCTCAAAAAGATACTCACCACCACTAGCAGCCATAAGTTTCATACTTGTGCCATCACCACGAATATGAACTGTATTGTTGCTTACTTGGTTTGCTCCTGCTCCGCCTGTGCCTAGTTGTATTCTTGCATCCGTACCGCCATTTAAAAATAAATTATTGCCTGATATAC